AGCAGTGCGCCGCTCGGCGGCTTCGGTGGCCAGCTTTATCCCACCAATCTCTTCGCGGACCTGTCCGACGCGACGGCCGCGACGATTAACCAACTGCGCCAGGCATTCCAGATTCAGCGGATGTACGAGCGCGATGCGCGAGGCGGTACCCGCTACACGGAAATCATCCGCTCTCACTTCGGCGTCACCTCGCCTGACGCCCGTCTACAGCGGCCCGAGTATCTCGGGGGCGGCTCTACGGCGATCAACGTCAATCCGGTGGCTCAAACCTCGTCCACCGACGCCGAGACGCCCCAGGGCAACCTGGCCGCCTTCGGCACGCTGCACATGAACAATCACGGCTTCTCCAAGAGCTTCACCGAGCACTGCCTGGTGCTCGGCGTGGTCTGCGTTCGTGCCGATCTCAACTACCAGCAAGGGCTGCTCCGGATGTACTCCCGGCAGACCCGTTTCGACTTCTACTGGCCCGCACTCTCGCACCTGGGCGAGCAGGCCATCCTCAATAAGGAAATCTATGCCCAGGGCAGCGTCGCTCCGACCGTCGACGCGGCCGTGTTCGGCTACCAGGAGCGGTACGCTGAGTACCGCTACAAGCCGTCGATGATCACCGGGAAATTCCGGTCCAACGACGCTCAATCCCTCGACACCTGGCACCTCGCCCAGGATTTCGGATCTCTTCCCGTTCTCGGGCCAACCTTCATCGTCGAAGATCCTCCCATAGACCGCGTCCTGGCGGTCGAGGATGAGCCTCAAATCCTCTTCGACGCCTACTTCAACTTCACCTGCGCCAGGCCGATGCCTACCTATTCGGTCCCTGGCCTAATTGACCACTTCTGATGGTCCTCCCTCTCGTCGCCGCTCTTGCGGCACCTGTCATCGGCGGCATGTTCTCCGCCTTCGGCCAGGCCGCCGCTAATGCCGAGGCCAAAGAGGCCTCGCAACGCCAGATGGACTTCCAAAAAGAGACCCTCCGCTCCCAATACCAGTGGGGCATGGAGGATATGCGTAAAGCAGGTCTCAACCCACTTCTGGCCTACAAACAAGGCGGCGCCGGCTCTGCATCCGGCGCCGACTATACCCCCGGCAACGTCGGGGCTGCCGCCGTGTCCGGCGCCAGCACTGCGCAGAGCTCTGCTCTCGCTACTCGAGCTCAGGAAACTCAGCTCGAAAACATCAAGGCCGACACCCTGCTGAAAAACAGCCAGGACAAGACTCAGTCGGCCCTTCAAGTCCAGGCCATGGCCCAAGCGGGCCAGGCCAACTCTCAGTCCGCGCTTAACTCGGCCATTCAGGCCCGTACCAACGTGGACACGCTCATCTCCGGCGAGCAGCTCAGCTCTGCGAAGGCCGCGGCCGCCAAGGCCCTCTCGGATGAGCAATTCTATAAAACTCCGGAGGGCCAGGCCCTCCGCACTCTTGATCTCGTCCGTCAATCAATAATGGGCAAATGACCATGACAAATAAATCTAACCCTCTCGTCAAGAAACAACGTGAGCGCAAACGGCTTCAACTCAACTTCCCCAATGATGGCCGTACACAGCAAAACTTCCAAGACGAAACAGACATCAACAATATCATGGCAAAATTTGCCAAAACCGGACTAGTAGATCACGTCAATAATATTCAAGGAGCCTATGGCGACTTCTCGACCGTCCAGGACTATCAGCTCCACCTGGACCAGGTCATGGCGGCCGATGCCGCCTTCATGGCTCTGCCATCTCAAATTCGGCGTCGTTTCGATAACGACCCGTCTCACCTCCTGGCGTTCGTCCAGGACCCGGCCAATCGCGATGAAGCGATTGCCCTCGGGCTCGTCAATGCAACCCCTCCCGAGCCCAAAGCCGAGCCGAAGGCGAAGGCGTCCGGAGCCGTCGGAGACGGCGACCAATCACCGCCCGCGTAGCGGCCCGTTAATAGGCTCTTCCAGGGCCTATTCCCCAGCCCGGCCGTGCCTCACGCGCCGGGCCGAACAGTTACCCTACTTGATGTAACTGTTCTAAGTGACACACCGACCCAACCCCAGCCGGTAGGCTCAACATGCAATGGATCAAAAAGGGCGACCCTGGGTACGCCCAAATCCTCGCTCAACTGAAAGGCGAAAAATATCATGGCCCGACGTCACAAGCTGACGAAGAAGCAATCAAAAAACTCGTTCCGCAAAGGTGCGATGCGGGTTCACAAAAAAAATAATATGGGGGGCGTCCTGCGAGGCGGAATCCGTCTCTAGCATGGTCTGCTTCCACCCCCTCAAAGGGTGGCGATCGAAGGAAGTAAACCCAGGGACCGGCAAACGGTCCATCGTCTTTAACCGATCCCTGGGCTTCGTCGACCTACCCGTAGAGTTGCCCTGTGGGCAATGCTCAGGCTGTCGTCTGGCCCGCTCTAGAGAGTGGGCAATTCGCTGTGCGAACCATGCACAGCTATACAAGGAGAATATATTCGTCACCTTGACTTACGACAACGCTAATCTCCCCGAAAACCGTTCCCTCGATCACCGCCACTTCCAACTCTTTATGAAGCGGCTGCGCGTGTACGCCAGCCGGACACTTAATCGCGACAATATCAGCGTCTACATGTGCGGTGAGTATGGCGAGGAATTCGGCCGCCCTCACTATCACGCTTGCATCTTCAACTTCGATCTCCCCGACAAAGAGCTCTGGAAGACGACTCGCGGCAACCGCATCTTTAAGTCGGAAAAACTTGAGCAAATATGGGGCCATGGCTTCGTCTCCGTCGGTAGTGTCACGTTCCAAAGTGCGGCTTATGTCGCACGCTACATCATGAAGAAAGTCACCGGCGAGCCTGCCGCCTCTCACTACGAGTACATCAATCCAGATACTGGGGAAATCACCCAGCTCCGGCCTGAGTATACTAAGATGAGCTTGGGACAAGCGATCGGCAAGGAGTGGATTGCTAAATACCAACGGGATGTCTTCCCTAACGATTACGTCGTTCTTAACGGTCAGAAGGTCTCGCCGCCTAAGTACTATACAAATCAATATGAGCTGCTCTATCCTGACGAGGTCAAGCAACTCCGCTTGGCTCGTAAGAAGCGAGCCGCCGAGCGAGCAGCCAACTCAACACCGGACCGATTACGTGTCCGGAAGGCGGTCCTCCAGAGCAAGCTTCAACAGCTCAAAAGGACCATCGAATGATCTACCAAGTCTTCGCAGTGCGAGACTCTAAGGCAGCGGCTTACGCCCTGCCTTTTTTTCTGCCCCGCATGGAGGTCGCCCTCCGTTCCTTCCGCGATGCGATGAAGGACCCCAAGCACGATATGTCCCGGCATCCCGAGGACTACTCTCTGTGGTGCCTGGGCGAGTTCGATGACAATACGGGCGCTATGCTGCCCGTGGAGCCCGTTCTCGTGGCTCGGGCATCTGACCCACCCGCCGACGCTGCCCGCCCTCCTGTGGAGGTCTCTGAGGCCCTGCAAGGCATCCTCAACAAAGAGCGGGCGGCTTAAATGGCTGGTACTTCATCCCGCCTACCCTCGGTTATGTCGAGCCACTTCGCTCGCGTCCCCGACGCCGACATTCCCAGGTCGAGCTTCAACCGCTCGCACGGCTACAAGACCACTTTCGATTCCGGGTACCTGGTGCCGGTCTTCTTCGACGAGGCTTTGCCCGGCGATACCTTCAATCTTCGCATGACCGGCTTCGGCCGGCTTGCGACGCCTCTCCACCCGTTCATGGACAATCTGTTCGTGGAGAGCTTTTTCTTCTGTGTCCCCAACCGCCTGGTGTGGGACCACTGGCAGGAGTTCAACGGGGAGCAGCGCGACCCCGGGGACACCACCGACTATCTCGTGCCCACGATGACCTCTCCGGCTGTGACCGGGTACACTTATGGGTCTCTGTCGGACTACCTTGCCATCCCCACGGCCGTGCCCGGCCTGGTGCACGATAGCCTTTGGCATCGTGCCTATAATCTCATTTACAATGAATGGTTTCGGGACGAAAACCTTCAGGACTCGGTCACCGTCGATCTCGACGACGGGCCGGATAATCCGGCCGACTACGTCCTTCTCCGGCGCGGTAAGCGCCACGATTACTTCACCTCTGCTCTGCCCTGGCCGCAGAAAGGTCCATCTGTGGACCTGCCCCTGGGCACAAGTGCTCCTGTCAGCACGTCCAGCACCAGGCTGATCACTGGTGCTCAGCCCGCTATGAAGCTGGCCAATTACGACAGCGGCAATATCCCGTCTGCGAACCGGACTATGTATGTTGAGGGCACCAGTGGTGCCCTCACGTTCGAGAGCAGTGCGCCGCTCGGCGGCTTCGGTGGCCAGCTTTATCCCACCAATCTCTTCGCGGACCTGTCCGACGCGACGGCCGCGACGATTAACCAACTGCGCCAGGCATTCCAGATTCAGCGGA